GTTTCCCAGTCACGATCGCAGGCGGTGCGGCTGCGTGGTCGCCTACTGACGAATCAAGTGTTGAAGCGTGGTACTCTAAAGGCGTTGGAGTTACTTTAAATGGTTCAAATATTTCACAATGGGCTGATAGTTCTGGAAACGGAATAAATATGGCACAAGCCGTTGCATCAGCACAACCAGCATACTCTAGTGGCGTTTTAACCTTTGATGGTTCTGACGACCATCTTACATCAACAGGTCAAATTAGTATAACAGGCGATTTTGTAATTGGTGTTGTTCTTAATCCTACCTCACATAATGGAGTAATTTTAGGCGATTTAACTACACAAGGTGAATTTTTTAAATTTAAAGATAGCACTACAGTAAGATTAAAAATAAACAATGGCGCTAATACAGACATCACACTTGATAGTGGCGCTTTTGCACAATCTTATATAGTTTTACAAAGAAACGCAGGAACTATTTCGTTGTGGCACAATGGTGTTTTGCAATCTGACACAGAAACTTTATCTGGCACAGCTGACATTGACACTATAGGTAGAAGATTCCCGGGTGCAAGTCCATTTGATGGTACAATGGAAGAAATACAAATATTTAGTTCTTACTCTTCTGGACTGGTTACTAATGTAAACACATACCTAGCAGCATTATAAAATAAAAATTATGAAAGACAATATCATCAACATTAATCTTGAAACTTCGACATCTCCAATAGTTCAAGAGGTTCGTGGAAAAGACTGGATAGAGTTCGGAGCTGAAGACTGGAAAAATTTATTTCCTCAGTTTATTATTGACTTGTATTACTCTAGTAGTATATCGGCTGCAATAATCAATGCAACCGCTGAATACATATCAGCTGAAAACCTAGTAATTGAAGACGAAGACGACAGAGACGACGAAGCACGTATTAAGCTTCAAAACTTTATGAACAGAGCTAATGGTTCTGAAAGTCTTCACGAAGTTATTAAGAAAATAGCTTTTGACTTCAAGCTTCAAGGGAGTTTTGCTCTCAACATCGTTTGGAGTAAAGATCGTACTGAAATTGCGGAAATCTATCACGTAGGGGTGGAGAAGCTTAGGTGTGCAAGACCAGACGAGATGGGAAGAACAAACGGATATTACATCTCAACTGATTGGAGCAATACAAGACAGCACAAGCCATACTACGTTCCAGCTTTTAATGTTAATGATAGAACGTCACCAAATCAAATATTATACTCGGGTCTTTATTCGCCAAATATGAACTCTTATTACACTCCTGATTACGTTAGTTGCAATAATTGGAGTTTAATTGATGCTAGAATCAGTGAGTTCCATCTCAACAATATCTCTAATGGATTTGCGGGAAGCTTTATGATATCCTTCGCGAATGGGATTCCCACACAAGAAGAGCGTATGCAAATAGAACGAAGCTTGACCGATAAGTTTTGCTCAGAAACCAATAGTGGCAAATTTGTGCTTAGTTTCTCCGACGACAAAACAAGAACGCCAGAAATCACGTCTATAAGTCCAAGTGATCTTGACAAGCAATATTTAGCACTCCAAGACCTACTTACTAGAAACATACTTTCGGGACATCGTTGCACATCACCTATGCTTATGGGAATCAAATCCGATACTGGTCTTGGTAACAACGCAGACGAATTGAACTCCGCAGCAAATTTCTATCTTAACACTGTCGTTAAGGGATTTCAAGACCAAATAATCAAGGTGTTAAGAAAAATATTCCAAGTTAACAATATGGATATGCCAGTTCAATTTGTACAACTTAAACCAATAACAACACGCTTTACAAATCAAGACCTTATGGCGGTGATGACGCAGAACGAGATTAGGGAAGAACTGGGACTTGAACCACTAGACGAAGAAATTGAAGTTCGAGAAGACTTTAGCAAAGTTGGTATGATAGACGGAAAACCCGTTTTTAGCACAATAGAAGAGGCTGAAGCACACGCAAAGACTTTGGGGTGTACTGGGTATCACGAACACGAATATGACGGGAAAACGGCTTATATGGCTTGTGAAGGTCATTCTGAAGCTACAGAGCTACACAAATTTATTCAAGAATTTGGTGAAGAAGTTTCTGACGACTGGGAATTATTAGAAGAAGAAATTGTAGATGGTGAACACAAAGACTTTAATTTTGAAAAAGAACTTAATAAAATAACTAACGAAAAAATAGAGTTAAACGACGCTAAGTCAATAACAGCTAGACCAAACGCTAGAAGTGAACAAGATGGCGTTAATAAAAGTTTTAACGATTATTATAAGGTGCGTTACGTTTATACTACAGACAACTTTTTAACTAATAAGTCAGGCACATCACGAGAATTTTGCGAACTTATGGTAGGTGCTAACAAAGTCTACAGAAAAGAGGATATTGTCAACGCTAATAGTCAAGACTTAAATCCGGGTTTTGGTCACAAAGAATACGCTTATATAAAAGGTGAAAAAGGATCGTATAATTTGTTTCTTTTTAAAGGGGGGCCGCAATGCAGACATTTCTGGATGCGTCGAATTTACAAGACATCTTTAAGAAACGCAAAAAAGCCAATTGTAGACGCTGAAGTAATATCATACACAAAAGCGTTGTCTGAAGGTTTTACAATCAAAAGAAACGACAAGCTGGTGGCAATACCACCACAAAAAATGAAGAACAAAGGGTACTACCCTTCAAACTAAAAAATTATGTCAAATTATATCTTATTTATATCAGAGCTAAAATTGAAGGAATCCACAGCCATAAACCTAAACGTGGATGTCAATTTGCTTCTTCCCTATGTACGTCAGGCACAGAAGCTTTATGTAGAACCTAAACTAGGAACGGAGCTAACAAACAAATTAAAAAACGAAATTGCAGCGGGTACGTTAGCAGGTGCATATAAAACACTTGTCGACGACTATATTGCGGATATGCTCCCAAACTGGGCGTTTTATCACTCAATCCCATTTCTTAGATTTAAGATCGAAAATGGAAATCTTTATTCTAAAACCTCTGAAACTGGAACTCCATTGACAACTGAAGAAAGTCAACATCTTAGAGAGGAGGTCAGAAACACTTCTGAATACTACACTGAACGGATGATTGAGTATGTAAAAAACAACACGTCAAGTTTCCCAGAATACTCAACGAATAGTGGTGCGGATATTTCGCCTGACTCCAATGCATATTACAACGGATTGAACCTTGAAAGACCAAAACAACAAGGCACTAGAATTACTTTAAGGAATTTTTTAACACCTGACTTAACTTAATGAATAAACTTTACAAACCAAAAAAGAAAAACATAACTAAGCTTAAATCCTACTTGGATAAAAAGCCTAAATCAAATAAAAATGACAGATTTAAAAGACACAATACAAGTAGGGTTAGCTAACGGATCAGCTATTGGTGTATCATTAGTAGAGGCAAATGAAATTCTTACAATGGTTTCGCTGGTGCTTGCCATTGCATTTACAATCTATAAATTTATAAAATATGAAAACAATAATTTGTAAAATAATAAACATAATAACAGGCAAAGCAATCTGTTTAAATTGGTGTAATAAAAATTGTAAGTTTGATAAGACTATATAAATGGCTAATAAAGTTAATACAAGAGCTTATAGACCATCAAAAAAGAAACGTAAGGGTGTACACTCAAAAAACGCAAGTAAAGGACAAAGCGGCTACAAACAAGTTTACAGGGGACAAGGGCGTTAATCTTTTACTTATTAGAGATACGTTTACCGACAAGTCAGTTGTGGGTGAACTATTTATTAATGGTGAAAGAATATGCGACACTCTAGAGTTGCCGTGGCGTGATAATAAAAGAAGTGTCTCTTGTATTCCAGCTGGTCAATATAAAGTTCGTTTTAGATATCCAAGAGAATCGGCAACAAGAGAATATTTACACCTATTAATAAAAGATGTACCTAACAGAGATTATATCTTATTTCACAGGGGAAACACCGCAAAAGACAGCCGTGGATGTGTGTTGGTAGGCTTTGCTAATCAACAAGACTTTGTTGGTAACTCGACGCTTGCTATGGATTTACTTATGAAAGAATTAATAAATTGCGGACACGCAATAAAGAATATCAATTTAATAATCAAAAATAAATAATTATGACTGACTTTTTAAACAAGTATTTGGTAGGGCAAATGTTAAAATCCAAGAAATTTTGGTACACCATAATAGGTGTGTTAACTACTTTATTATCAGACACTTTTGGGCTAAACTCTGAAGAAGTAAACAAAATTTTAATGTCTATTGGAGCTTTGGTGCT